TTATGGCATCTGAGCTGCACTAACGCCCCTTTGGCTGGGCAGTGTCAGCACGAAGTCAGCACCCCCAGCCAGTTCGACCGTGAGCGTTGGCTGTTCACCCTGTCCCGCAGTCAGTGCGGCATCGAGCGCAGCGCGGGTCCGTGCGGGGGCGTCGGGCATCAGATGCGCATAGGTCTCCAACACCACGTCAGCAGACGCGTGCCCAAGCCACCTCGCTAGGTCCGTGACCGGTACGCCAGCAGCCAGACACACCGAAGCAAAATAGTGCCTGAACCAGTGCCCCTTGAGCCTGTGGCCTAGCTGGGCCTCTTCGACCGCCGGCCCAAGGATTGCCCTGGACCATGAGGATCGATCCAAGAAGTTGGTCCGAGTGATGTTCGGAAATAGATATTCCTCCGCCCTGAATAGCTCATGGGACTGAATATGCGCCTGAAGCTCCGCAGCCACAAAACTGGGCAGGGGAACCGATCGGGCGAAGTCCTCTCCCTTGTGCTTCAGGTTTCGAACGTGAAGTTTGCTCTTGCCCACTACACGCCGCTCTTCTGGCTTCTGGTCCCTGTCCCGCGCTACTTGCTTACTGATATCCAGTGTTCCGCCAGCGAGATCGATACTGGCTTTGGTTAGGGCAGCAGCCTCCCCAATGCGTAGGCCACACCCGGCCATGACCCACACCAGGGCCTTATATTCCGGCTTGATGTATTCTGCCACTAGTCGAATCTCTTCGATGGTGGGAACCATGATTTTCGACTGAATTTCACGCCGGGCTTTGGCCCGAGAAACACCCTTCGCCCCCTTGAAGGGATTGAAGACGATGTAGCGATTCACGATCGCATAGTTGAATACCGCAGACAGCACGGTGTAGCGGTTGTAGGCCGTTGACGTCTCATACTTCAGCTCTTCGCGCATCCAATCACACCAAGCGTCGACATCTTTCGGAAGGACGGGGCCAATCGTTCTCCCCTTCCAGAAAGGCTCAATGGCGTTACGGAACACGTAGTCATACGACTCGCGCGTGTTATTTTCGCGGTCGCCGCCCTTCGCCCACTCCTTGAAGATTTCCGTTACGAGCTTTCGACCGTTGTTCGGGTCAACGTACGTTTGTTCTTGCTTGTCGGTCTCTACCTTGGCCGCAAAGCTTTTGGCTGCGCGCGTACGGTTGTGAGCGTAGCTCTTCTCACGCTGTCGCCCAGCTCGGCCGCCCGGTTCCCGGTACCTGACCACCCAATTGTGGGAGCATTTGGCCCACTGCTCTTCGGTGTGCTCACACTTCTTGATCACGCTTGCCATGAGATCCCTTCGTGCTGACGTTGTCGGGTCAGCACGAAGCTACTAGAGATCTAGAGTCCGCGTTGCCCTTCTAGCCAAAGTTCCAGCTCAGAGAGCTTGAAGCGCAGATGCTTGCCAACCCTAAAGTAGGGTATGCCCCAATCCTGATAGTTGGTGTAGAAGGTCGACAGGGAGACGGAGAGGAGCGTTGCAGCCTCTTTGGGCGTTAGAAGGACCGGAGTCGCCACGCCTAAAACTCAATTTCAGTCATCAGCGTCGCCTCGAAGACGTGCCGCGGTCTCACGAAGTACGCCGGCCATCTGCTCGGCCGTCGTCTCCGGCTCGTCATTCATGGATTGAACGGCCCCAAAGCCGTAAGACTTCACGGACCTGTTCAGCTCAAGCCACCCGACATTCCAGAGATCACGCCGGCGCGACGCTTCGGCATTCTCATCCCCGAAATTCATAAGCCCGTCTTCATCAAATCGAGCCCCAAGACCAAGAGCGTACGCCCCGAGAGTGCAGTGACATCCGGGAGAGACGAAGAATCGCCCCTTTCCAAAGTGTCCTGACTCCACGATGTAGTCCGCAGCCTTCTCCATGGCCTCAATCATGCCGATGTCGGTCACTTCTATTCCTCCCACAGTCCCTCAGGCCCAATTCGCTCTGACTGGCCAGCGATCTCCCGATCAACCGGCATGATGGCGCCGACAAGGGTCGGCCCAACCTTCACGAGAATCGGTTCATCAGCGGATGCGATGTATAGATCGGCGATAGTCTCGCCAGGACACTTGACCTTTCCGAACCGCGCCATGAGCGCGGGATCGATCAGGAGAGCCCCAGGAATGACCGGAGAGACACGCTCTAGGCGCGTTAGCATCTCGTCCACTCGATCCCAGAGATCGGCCGGCTGACGCTCCCCTGAGGCGTCGCGGAACGGCATCCATGCGCCGTTGTCGTCCTCAACCGACATGCCATCCCGATTGCGGATCTGAATCCGGATATCATCCTTCTTCTTCGCCCGTGCGATCTTGTCGAGTGTCGCCAGATCATCACGGGAGAGATCGATAGCCGCAAGGGCGCCATACGGGAGTTCGGCGAGTCCTGAATAGTCCCTGCCAGCGGTATGAAGGTCCGTGGCCGTGATCTGCAAAATCGGCATGCCAGCCATGCGGCCAACGACGATCTCACAAACCTTCACCGCGCTTCGCGCCGGCATGAATGCCAACGCATTGTGCGTCAGTCGCGCAAGCTCAGGCGCCGCAATCGAGAACTGAGTCATCCGGCCAATCCTCCTCCCAGCCGATGGAACTGTCGTTGGTCCAGGGGATCTCTTCAAGGCCGAGATCGAACGCCGCGGCGATCCGGTGATGGCCGTTGTGAACTTCTCGGCCGTAGATCAGGATTGGCAAGCCGATCCCGTGATGTCGAATCGAGTCCATCAGGTCTGCATAGTGGGAGTCGTCTCGCTTGATCTCCAGAACATCGCGCACCGTAGAAATCCGCGCGTAAGCCCGGGAGCCACAGCACCAAACAGAGTTGCTTGCTACCCTGATCCTCGCAAGCTTTCCGCATCCCGAGCATCGGTCGTAGGCATCGGCATCGCCGGCGCGAAAATCCAGCACTTCCGAGAGTGTGATCATCCCGATCGTCACAGACTCATCTCCATCTGGCGGCAGATACGGATGTTCCGGTAAGCCGCGGCAATCTGCCGTGCGTGATGCGTGGCCTTTCGCGGGTTCTGCTGGAATTCGGACTCCAGCATGAATATCGCCCAGGAGTAGTGCATTTCGCGCTTGAAGCGGTGGATGACCTTGATGACGTCAGAAAGGGAGATGTTCACGGTGTTGCCCTTCAGACGTTGCGGGAGACGGACTTGATGTAACGCGCCTGGCGCCGCTGAAGCGTCTTGTCTCGGTCAGTCCAGCGCCTCTCGGCGGTGCTCTCGGCGCGCTCCGCGCGCCGGAACTTCTTGATGACCTTCTTGGACTGCTCGCTCATGACCGAACTCCCGTCAAGCGTTGCGTTTGAAGTTCAAGGAATGGCGCCCAATCGGGCGCCTTATGTGCTACTTCTAGGCTCTACTGTGAGGCCATGAGGCCCCTGTGTCAAGCGTTGCGTTTGAGGTCAAAAGGGAGAGGCCCGAGCCGAACAGGCCGTACTGCCCATAGGACTCTCGTTTGACCAGGTCAGACACAATGGCTGACAGGCTCTCGTACTGTCGACTCAGGTCGACACGTCGCCCAAGGGAGTCAAGCGCGCCAGCCGTCAGGAGCGCGTCTATCACGCGCTTGTTCAGAGTCCCGGCGCCAACCCGAGCCAACAGGTCAACCAGGGACGAGAAGGGGCCGCGAGCGTCCCTCTCGGCCACGATCTGACCCGCGGCCATCCCCACACCCTTGATGGCGCCTAGGCCATGAAGGATCGTTCCCTGAGCCGGCGTGTAGTCAGCCATGGAGACGTTGATGTGCGGTGATCGCACTTGGATGCCCATCCTCTGACACTCCGCCAGATAGGCCGGAGTCTGATCCTGATCCGGAGACTTACCGGCTTCCGCGGTCAACACCGCGGCCATGTACTCGGCCGGATAATGCGCCTTCAGGTATGCGGTCCAGTATGAGATCAGGCCGTAGGCTGCTGAATGTGCCTTATTGAACGCGTAGTCAGCAAACGGGACCAGGACATCCCAGAGGGTTCGAATGGCGTCCTCCGAGTAGCCATTCTGTCTCATGCCATCGGAAAACGGCTCGAACTCCGCATCAAGGACTTCCTTCTTCTTCTTGCCCATGGCCTTGCGAAGTAGGTCCGCCTTGCCAACAGAGTAGCCGGCGACGACTTGAGCAGCCTTCGTCACTTGCTCCTGGTAGACGATCACACCGTAGGTATCACGGAGAATCGGATCGAGCGCCGCGGACAACTCAGGATGGATCGGCTCTATCGGTTCGCGATGATTCTTGCGATCAGCGTAGGAATAATGCGCCTTGACCCCCATAGGTCCCGGACGATAGAGAGCCAGGACTGCCGAGATGTCGGCGAACTTATCGGGCCGCATCCGTTGGAGAAGTTTCCGCATGGGGCCTGAATCAAGCTGGAATACCCCGAGTGTCTGCCCACTGGCGAGTAGGGAAAAAGTACGACCATCATCCAGTGGTAGTCGCAACAAGTCTACGTCCGTTCCATGATTTCGCTTCACCTCCCTCAGGCAATCGTCAATGATGCTGAGATTGCTCAGCCCCAAGAAATCCATCTTCAGAAGCCCGAGAGCTTCGCAGGTGGGATAGTCGAATTGCGTGATCGTGCCGCCATCCTTGTTGGTCCACAGCGGCACATGATCGATCAAGGGCTCTGCCGAGATGATGACGCCAGCAGCGTGCACGCCGGCCTGACGGACTAGGCCTTCGATGCCCCGGGCAGCGTCGACCACGGTTCGAGCGTCCGCGTCACGCTGATACATGGCGCGGACTTTGCCGGCATCCCGATATCGTTCGTGCTCAGGATTGAAGATGCAGTCCAGAGATGCATCCTTACCCATGATGGGTGCAGGATACGCCTTGCTGATAGCGTCACCAGTCTCATACCCGTATCCGAGAACGCGAGCACTGTCCTTGATCGAGGCCTTCGCCTTGATAACACCAAAGGTCGCAATCTGCGCGACGCGCTCTGATCCCCATCTTCTCGCCACGTACTCAATTACCTCTCCTCTCCGTCGGTCGTCGAAGTCAATATCGATATCCGGCATGCTAACGCGCTCCGGATTGAGAAAGCGCTCAAACATCAGGTCATGCTCGATCGGATCGAGATCCGTGATGCTCAGAGCATAGGAAACAAGAGATCCAGCAGCGCTTCCGCGCCCCGGCCCGACGCGTATGCTATGGCGCTTAGCCCATCCAATAAAGTCCGCCACCACCAGGAAATATGAGACGAAGCCCATCGAAGAGATGACTGACAGCTCATACTCTGCCCTCTCGATCCGATCCCGCGGGATACCGCGTGGATAGCGTCGCTGAAGGCCCCTGAAGACCTCCGTGCGGAGCCACAGCTCTTCAGACCATCCTTCGGCCACTGGCCACCGCGGTAGGAGATCCTGAGACTCGAAGGACACATTGCATCGTTCTGCGATCCTCAGAGTGTTGTCACATGCTTCCGGCAACTCAGCCCAGAGTCGACGCATCTCCTGTGGACTCCGCAACCAATAACCGGACCCACTGAACTTGAATCGGTCCGGCTGGTCGATCGTGGCCTGAGTCCCGATGCACAGCAGCAGATCGTGGGCTGGCGCCTGGTCAGCCATGACGTAGTGGCTGTCATTGGTCGCCAGCAGAGGGAGACTCAGTTCCCGCGACAGCCTGAGGAGATCGTCCCTGACGCGCCCCTCGATCTCTATCCCGTGGTCCATCAGCTCTACGAACAGGTTCCCGGGCCCAAGGATGTCTTGCAGCCGGCCAGCGGCTGCCCGCGCTTCGTCGTACTGGCCGAGACGAAGTCGAGTCTGAACCTCGCCACCAGGACAGCCGGTCGTGCCGATGATGCCCTGAGAGTGCTCCGCCAGGATCTCCAGATCAATCCGTGGCTTGTAGTAGAGGCCTTCGGCGTAACTTCGGGACGAGAGCCGAAAGAGATTGTGCATGCCCTCAGTTGACTCTGCCAGCAGCGTCATATGGGTATATGCACCGCGGCCTGAAACATCGTCATCCCGCTGGCTCGGGTCCCCCCAACGGACTGGAGATCGCTCAAGGCGACTTCCAGGAGCCACATAGGCTTCAAGGCCAATGATCGGCTTGACGCCGTGCTTTTGCCCTTCCTGCCAGAAGGCGTAGGCGCCATGCAAGTTTCCATGGTCCGTCATGGCCAGGGCAGGCATACCCATCTCGGCTGCGGAACGAAAGAGCGGCCCCAACCGGGCCGCCCCATCGAGCATCGAGAACATTGTGTGGTTGTGGAGATGAATGAAGGTCATTCGTCGTCCGAGTCAGAGGAATCCTGATATTCCTCCGGCGTCATCAGACCTGCATAGTCCTGCATGGTCTGAAGAGCGGCCCAGCGCGGGTCATCAACGCCCCATCCTGCCGCAACCTTCTGAATCGCTTCCACGAACTGTCGAGTAGTCGGACGCTCCTTCACTGCTCATCCTTCCACTGTGCGCCAATGGCGTTCAGGAATGCCGTCATAGCCTGCTCGGCATGCTCCTTGGCTGCATCAATGGTTTCGAATCCCAGAATGCCACCAGGGACCATATTGGACTTGGGCAACAAGCGCCACGGCCGCGAATCATCGTACTTGTCGCTCAGGTTGATCTCGAAGAACTCAAATCGTCCGAGACTTCCGCAGTAGCCGCCGTATTTCTGTGCATCCCACTTAATGCGCTGCACGCTTACTCCTGGAGATGTGTTCCGGATCGGGTATTGAATCGCGCAACCCATCGTCGCGCTAGCTTCTCGTCCCTGACGGACGAGACCATCTCGATCCCGTCGCTCGTGACGATGGTGATGCTGATCTGGCCAGCCCTCTGCCAGCCTCGCTGGACCAGGGCTCGGCCCAAGGTGCCCCGCGGGGCACTGACCGAGACGGATGCCTGAGCGCCTGTCAGCCGGCCGCTCACGCGGCCTACAGAGACCCTGTCAGCCCGAAGACCGACACGGATCCCAAGCTTCTTAGCATCCGCCTGCAAGACCTGATCACTGACGAAGTCTCTGAAGCCCATGGCTCCCCCTTTGGTAAGCGGTAGGGGAGCCTAGACCTCATGACCGACGGCTGTCAGCCCTTCCAGAACTGACGAGCCGAACAAAGTCGGCACGTCCGAGCGATGCGGTTTCCGATGGTGCGCCAATCGGACCAACTATGATTTCGACAGATCACTTCTTCTCCTTGATGACCCATTCGCCTTCAGGGACTAGCGGGAGCTAGTCCCCTTAGCAACCCACTTGACATCGTGGGTTGTGATCCGGTGCTGACAGCAGCAGGAATCAGGCGACTCACACCGATTATGGCGCTTCGGCTTCTTCCTGTCTGCTGCTTCGCGACATTGACGGCAGATCACGCGAGAGGCCTAGCCGCGGTCGAGATCGCGAACGCTTCGTCTTCATGCGCGAAGACCTGACATCCGTCAACGCGTCCAACCGGAATCATCGGTCCGTCACGACCATCACAGACGATGCAGCTGAATCCGTCTTTCTGGGCGTCGTTCAGATCTGCGGGGATGACATACTCGGGCATATCAGTTGCTCCAAGCCTTCTCGTAGCCGAAGATCTTCGCGATTCGGTCAGCTTCGCGCTGCATGATCTCGCGCAGCTCTTCTCGCTCAGCGTCCGTCAGCTCAATGACTTCGTCTTTCGGCTCCCAGTAGCCCAGAACGTTCGCGATGCCGTGCATTAGGGCGTCCTGAGCCATCGTCTTCAGCTCAGTACGCGTCTTCTTCGGCATCTCAGCTCTCCTCAGTGAAGTCGATGAACCAGACGCGGTCCTCGCCCATCGGGTCAACGGTCGTGACCTTGAGCCGGAAGCCTGACGTAGTTGTTGCCGGATCCACTCGTTCGACGGACTTGATTTCGTCGTTGTTGCTGTTGGTCAGAGCCTTGAAGATCTCGGACCGCAGGGACAGGAGATTCACGTCAGTTCTCCTCAGAGATGCCGCACTTCTTGCGCCACCAGGCGCGTGCGGTCGGGGTGCTGGCATGCTTAGCCATGTAAAGCCAGTTTTCAGGGATCTCGATCGTCTCACCCTGAGGGCAGTACTGGGTGACTTTCCCGGGAATCGCCGCGGCCAACAGTGCCGCTGGCAGTCGCTCGTGCTCTCCGACACCACTGATCTTCAGGTTGCAGTCACAGCCATAGTGGACGACTCCACGGGCAACGGCGCCGCGGATGATCTGGGCACGGTAGCGCTTGGACATGATGTCTCCCTCAACATCGATTGGCGGAGGATCAGGCGCGCTTGATGGTCTTCTTGTGGTGCGTGGTGGTGTGGTGCTTCGACGTCTTGTGATGAGTCGTCTTGTGGCTGCCAGTCTTGTGTTGCCAAGAGGCCTGAGAGGCACTGGGATCGCTCGAACCGCTGTCAGTCGAGCACGATGCAGCCGGAGCCGGCTGCGAGTGCTGTTGAGCGCCGTACGGCGCCTTGATGGCCGCGATGACAAAGAGAATCACGATGCCAGCGACCAGGATCGTGGCGATTCGGATCAGACCCTTGACGACGATCGAGCGGTTCCCGGACATTCGACTCTCCCCTTTGTCTGGTCTGCCTCATCAGGCCCGGTAGACCAATCCCGGACGACGCCCCGAAGGGCGTTTCGGCTCTAGCGCTTCTCTTCGGCCATCAGGCGAGTGATCTCGTTCGAGAGGATCACGACAACTCGCGCAAGGGTCTCGTTCTCCGGATCCTTCTCAACCGCGGCCATGAACTCCGCAAGCTTGTTCTTCGCGATCTCAAGGTCATTGTTCATGGCGTCTCCCGAGTGAGTTCCGGTCGTTCTCAGGACCGATGCGATCGGTCCCTCGCGCCTACCGACTCTGCCGGTTGGCTTCCTTCTGGGGAAGAGCCTAGGGCCGAAGCCCTAGGCCTGTCAAGCGTTGCGTTTCAGGCCGCAAGACCACACTTCTTGCGCCACCAGGCGCGAGCCGTCTCGGTGGCTGCATTCTCGGCCATGTAGAGCCAGTTGGACGGGATCTCAGTCGTACGCGGGGTCTCCGGCTTGGCAATCTCCGCAGAGGGCTTAACGGGCTCTTCCGTGGCCTTCTCGGCGCCCTTAGGCTCGGTCTCGATAACCTCCGGAGCCTCGATGGTCTCCTCGGCCTCAATCATCGCCAGAGCGGCCTTCTCGCAGCGCGTGCAGAGCTTCCGGCCGCCCGGGATGCGAGCGTAGTCCAGAGCCTCACGAGCGGTCTTGAAGGACGGACCCTCAGCAAGGTTGCCGCGGGTAAGGCTGCCACAGGCATTCTGGGCGTAGTAAGAGACACGGTCACCCTTGTCAATGCCACCGCCAGCGGTGCGGATGTTCAGACCGGCAATGTGGTTGGTGGTCCGGTTGTAGTTGATGCTGAACATCTCGCTGGCTCCTTCTCGGTGGGCTGTTGATGTAAACACTAGACCCACCGAGCGAGCTTGTCAAGCGTTGCGTTTCAGTCGATCACGCGAGGCGCCCAGCGCCATTCTTCGTCAATCTCAAGCTTGACCTTGCCGGTCAGACCAAAGCGCTTCACGGCAGCCTTGACCGCGGCCAAACGCGTTCGGAAGCCTGTGATGCAGAATGGCACGTCGCTGTCGCTGTAGTCGCTATCTACGAAGTACCCATCCTCATCTCGTCCGACGCGGGCCTGGTGCTCTCCCTCGACTAGGAGAATCCCACTGTTGGGCGTCTGCATGTCGAGCCTGGCACGAATGACGGTCATTTCGACTCCCGCATAAGTTCTGGCCGCTTCAGCTGAGGAAGAGTCTAGGGCCGAAGCCCTAGACTGTCAAGCGTTGCGTTTCAGCTCGCGTCGAATGTCTTCCAATTGCTAAAGGGGTCTATTCTGCAGCGTTCCATCAGCACCCAAGGACCGGCGCTAGGATCGAGCGCGTAGGCAGACAAGTAGTCCGGGACCTGATCCTCTCGAAGCCGAATTCCGTTTTCGGTCGAGTAATGGTCAATCCGCGACTGATAGTAGATCCCGTGAGCGTTGTAGCCGGTGTGATTCCGGGACCGAATCTTGACGGAGAATCCAGTTGCGTGGGCCAGCGAATCCGCAATAAGTCCGCGCTCTGCGGCCATATCCACGATGCTCCTAATGCTGGACACTTCGGGCTCCTTTGCTTGGCGTCTGGCTCATGGCTGAGGATTGCCGTGTGGTCGTTCAAGCGTTGCGCTTGACCTCAAGCATGAACTAGGGCTCGAAGCTTGTCAAGCGTTGCGCTTGAAGGCGCAACGATGCAGGTCAGATGGCGTAGGCCAAACCGTTACCTAGTCGGATGTCCTCTCTGGGACCGATGGACAGCCATACATGGGTTGAGAGCACCACTCAGGCGCGTCTCTCGCGCGCCTGTTAACTAATTATCTAATATATAAAGAGAAAGACGAGACCTTTGAAGGTCTCGTCGGAGAAAGATATTAGATATCAAGCAACTGCCTTCAAGGGCAGTTGCTAATGAATGAATTGAATAATCCGCGCGAGAGCGCGCACGAGGTTTCCGGTCACCGGTTTTGAGTCTCCCGAGTGAAGTGCTCCCACTCGGTATCTGGAAGATTCCTGGTGACCGGAATTTCTATCCACCCCCGGTTTTTGAGACCGGGGGTTTCTGATGGTGCTGGTAGCGGAGAAATTGTTCCGTGCCAGACATTGAATACTGGCCAATGTGCTACGGCACATTGGCCTTCAATCACCCGCCCTTGCGGGGCGATATAGCGGCTTCCTGGAGGCAACGGGAATTAAAGGTGGCTGACGCCAAAGCCATCACCGCACAATGGCCCATAGCTCAATTGGTAGAGCATCGGCCTCATAAGCCGAAAGATGTGAGTTCGAATCTCACTGGTCCCACAATATAAGGGGTTCATATATATGGGCTCTCATTGGCAGGGCAGTAATCGCAGAAGTGAACTACCGAGTGACTGGTCATCTCGTAGGCAAGCCGTGCTTGCAAGGGATGGATATCAGTGCACCTGGATTGAGTCGACTTCACAGCGATGCACTGAGAAAGCAACTGATGTCGATCACATCATTCCGGGCGGCTCTCATGAGCCCGCCAATCTACGAGCCCTCTGCTCATGGCATCACTCCAGGAAGTCATCCGCGGAAGGTAACGCCGCGCGGCTTCGACTGAGCATGAAGCGGCCAAAGCCGCGGCATCCCGGACTGATCTGAAGTCCTCGCCCTGGTGCTCATCCATCCTTCAAGCCCGGACGGCTCTCTTAGCCGGACGGTTCACCCACTGTGATAACTGGGATGGTCCTGGCACTCAGAACTATGGGGGGGTAGCCCCCTGACCAGCTTCTTTTTCCTCGGGACGAACCTGCGGCCCGGAGGGTGTACGGGTCTGGGGACTTTGAGCTACGAGGGGGTTACACGATGTCTGACCAGGCGATTGATGATCTAGACGCGCTCTGCGAAGCGCTCGATCGAGTCGAATCCAGGGCCGATCTGAGCAAGGTCATCGAGTCCTGGTCTCCGCCGTCCCAGTCGACCAGGCGCATCGGATGGGAGTTCATCTACGACGCCCGACGGGCGCTAGCAGACCACGAGGAGAAGCCGTGACCTACGAAGAGCTGAACCGCCGCTTCGACCATCATCCGCCGAAGGATGCTCTGACCATCGATCAGCACCAGGACGTACGAGCCGGCTGCAAGCTCCTTGCAGCCCTGGTCGATGAGGTCTGTCCGGAGGGACGTGAGAAGGCTCTTGCCCTGACGAAGATCGAAGAAGCGATGTTCTGGGCCAATGCCTCGATTGCCCGTGATGGCTCCAAGTGATCTCTTGGTTCATCACTGAGTGGCCTCAGGTCTATCCGAACCTCATCGCATCAGCGATCAGCTCGTCACTGCTCTTCGCATGGCATCATCGCCGGCTCCGCCGGCTTCTGGCGGAGCATCACGATCGACTGATGGCCGCTGGCGCGGCCGGATCGGACGAAGCCAGCGAGTAAGAGGCGCCAAGGGTTGCTACGGCTGGGGCCGAACGAGATCGAGAAGTAGAAAAGCCGCCCCTTATGGGACGGCTCTCTAACCCCCGCAGTAGCGGGGAGCAATCGTGCACACGCATCATCCAAGGGACAACCCCGCGTTTGCGGGGAGGAACCCGACGAGGCTCCAACAGCTATCGACGGGCCAACCCCGCAGATGCGGGGGGCAAAATCAAGCGTCCCAGGATGTATGAGTCACCTCCGCCGAAGTGGAGCTGACGTCTCTGACTATGGCACAGCCGCGGGGCGGCTGTCATCCGAACACGCCTACGAGACAAGGGAGGTAGATGCCATGGCTGGTCGTGGTCCAGCTCCGAAGCCGGCAGACAAGCGCCACAGGCGCAACGCGTCGACCGACGCTGCCTCCCTCTCCTCTGACGGAACGCTTCGCGGGAGTCCGCTCCCGCGGTCGGGTTGGGTGATGCGATCCGATGGCGAGTCGCTGGATCTGCCTTGGCCTGAGGCCACGAAGACATGGTGGCTCAACTGGCGTCGCTCACCTCAGGCGAAGGCCTTCACTGCCTCAGACTGGGATGTGCTCCTGGAGACTGCCGTTCTCCACGCCCGATTTTGGACGGGTGATCACAGCGTCGCCTCTGAACTCAGGCTCCGCGTAGCCAAGTTCGGGGCGACGATCGAGGATCGCGCGCGTCTGAAGATGGAGATCGAGCACCAGGACCAAGACGACGCTCCCGCGTCGACCGAGACTCCTTCTGGCGTCCCTGACCTGACTGACTACCGCCGCCGCTATGCGGCCGGCTCGGAGTGACTGAGAAGCTCAAGCCGCTTCCTCCCACACAGACTCTCGGGTATCGGATTCTCGACTGGTGCCGTGCGAATCTGATTCAGCCCGATGGCGAGCATCAAGGCGAGCCATTCACCTTCACCGATGAGCAAGCGGCTTTTGTCACGCATTTTTATGGCGTCGATGACGCCGGACGATTCACCTTCCGACGGGCCGTCCTCTCTCGCCCAAAGGGATGGGGAAAGTCTCCTCTCTTGGCCGCGCTCTGTTGCGCGGAACTACTCGGGCCAGTCGTTTACGCCGGGCGAGATGCTTCAGGCGAGCCGATAGGCCGGCCTCAGCCGTCTCCCTTGGTTCAGCTCGCAGCAGTCTCCGAAGACCAGACGGCTAACACCTACGATCTCGTCAAGGAGATGCTGACCGGTCCTGCTGAACGGAATCATCCGGGCTTGGACGTCGGCCTCACGCGCGTCTACAGCGCGACTGGCAAGCTCGTTCAGGTCACCAGCAACTCGAAGAGTCGCGAAGGCCAGCGAACGACTTTTGCCGTTCTAGACGAAACCCATTTGTGGAACCCTTCCAACGGTGGGGACAGGCTTGCAGCTGTCATCCGACGCAATCTCGCGAAGATGGACGGTCGGTCTGTCGAGACGACAAATGCCTTCGTCCCTGGCGAAGAATCCGTTGCCGAGAGATCCGCTGAAGCGGCCCAGAAAGCGCGAGAGGGACGGCTACGGCGTGATGGCCTGCTCTACGACCATGTAGAACCCCCATTCGAGGTAGACAAAACGAATGAGCGGAGCATCCGCGACGCGCTCTCTTTCGTCTACGGCGACGCGCGAGCGTGGATCAATTTCGATCGCATCATTGATGAGATCTGGGATCCCGCCACGGATCCTCAGGACAGCGATCGCTTCTACTTCAACATGATTACGCATGCTACCGATAGCTGGATATCTCAGCCGGAATGGTTGGTTTGCCAGGATCACGAGAAGATGATTGAGCCCGGAGAGGTTATAACCCTCGGGTTTGATGGCTCGCGCAAGCGTGTTCGCGGCGTAACCGACGCTACCGCCCTCATTGGCTGTCGAGTCTCTGATGGTCACCTCTTTCAGTTGGCCGTTTGGGAACAGCCCGAAGGCCCCGCCGGGGAAGGCTGGGAAGTTCCGATCATCGAGGTTCTTGCGGCCGTTGACGATGCCTTCGATCAGTATTCTGTGGTCGGCTTTTTCGCCGACCCCGCGAAATGGGAAGGCCACGTCAACACTTGGGAGGCCCGATACGGGCCCCGGCTGACAGTGAAAGCATCCGCCAATCACCCCATCGAATGGTGGATGACTGGTGGCCGAGCCAGCCTCACCGTGAGAGCCCTTGAGATCTTGCATAACGCGATCGTCGATCAGGAGATGACCCACGATGGCTCATTCGCTTTGACGCGACACGTCCTCAACGCCCGTAGGCGTGTTGGTCGATCCGGAATCACGATCGCCAAGGACCATCCGTCTTCCCCGAGGAAGATTGACGGCGCCATTGCCGCAACGCTGGCGTTTAAGGCCAGGATGGACGCTCTTGCGTCCGGCGTGACCGAAGTCAAGAAGAAATCCCGCAAGCTCTACCGATTCTAAGGGGGTCGAGTGCTCAACGACGCTAACACTCCGAATTCCCCTGGCTGGTGGCTCTTGCGTCTCGGAACCACGCTTGCTGCGGATACCGATCGGTTGGAAACACTTCAGCAGTACGACTCCGGGAAGCATCCGTTGCCGACAGGCAACCGGAAAATGCGGGAGACCTATCATCGCCTTCAAAAGATGTCCCGGAGCAACTACACAGGGCTCATTGCTGAGGCGGTCCGAGAGCGTCTTTCCGTCCTGGGATTCAGGACTGGTTCCGCTGGCAGCCAGAGCACTGACGAGGAAGCCTGGCGCATCTGGCAGGCAAACTCCCTCGATGCCGATTGCGGCATCGTCCATCATCAGGCCGGCGCACTTGGTCGGGCCTACGTGATCGTCGGTCCGAATCCCCAGGATCCGACCACGCCGATCATCACACCGGAGTCGCCGCTAAGCGTGATCCATGAGTCTGATCCGATTCGAAGCAGAGTTCTCCTAGCTGCCATGAAGACATGGCTTGACTCGATCTCTGGCCGACAGCTTGCCATCGTGTATCTGCCCGATCGCATCTGTTACTTCCGGGCAGTCAAGGAAGGGCAGTCGGGCACGGCTTGGCAGGCTACCGCATGGGAGCCGGATCCAGACAAGTCTGAGGCTCCAAATCCTCTTGGCGAAGTGCCAGTCATTCCTTTCGTTAACCGGCGGCAGCGCAATCTGATGGGCATGGGCGAATTCGAGGATGTCACGGACATCCAAGATCGAATCAATGTCACCGTGCTCGATCGTCTCGTCACTCAGGCAATGCAGGCCTATCGGCAACGGTGGATTAAGGGCGTCGAAGTTGAGGACGAGAACGGAAATCCTCAGCGCCCATTTGATCCGGGCGCTGATCTCCTGTGGATCGTGCCGGACGCCGATGCATCATTCGGCGACTTCCAGGCGACCGACCTAAAGCCGATTCTATCGGCCTGCTCGGCTGACATCCGAGACATTGCGGCTATCAGTCGCACCCCTCCCCACTATCTGTTGGCGGACATTGCAAATGTGTCTGGAGACGCCCTGGCAGCCGCTGAAAGCGGCCTAACGTCAAAGGTCAAAGACAGGGCAATCGAATTCGGCGAGTGCTGGGAACGGGTCATTCGTTTGGCCGGCCAGTACATCGGCTCTGAGATCGGGACTGACTCAGTCATCGTCTGGGCCGATCCTGAGCGGCACACACTTGCTGAGCTTGCAGACGCTGCCGTGAAATGGGAGGCCGCTGGCGTTCCCTTCAGGGAACGGATGGCGCTTCTGGGCTTCACTCCGAGCGAGATCGACCGCATGGAAGCTGAGCGCATGAAGGATGCGCTAATGGCATCTCTCAGCTCTCCCATGGGAGTTGATCCGGGCGCCGCCCCGGCCGCCACGACTTTGCCCCTGACGGATCCTGGCGCTTCGGCGCCCCAGACTCCGCCGGCTCCGCCGGCCGTGAAGTGAGTGCCGCAGTCCTTGCCGCACGAGCAGCTGTCGCCGCACGAGCGGTGAGAACCAGGACCACGCAGACCGCACAGACGCTGTGGTCCTCTCTCCCTGACTACTCGGATGACGGCCTGGCCGTGTGGCTCGGTCAGATCGTCCCCCTGATGACTGCTGCCCAGCAGACGACAGCCGCTCTGACTGACGTCTACCTCTCGCAAGCGCTATCCGAGATGAGCGGTTCTCCGGTTACACCGGTTGGGATCCCTGCCGAAATGGTGACGGGATCCGCTCTCCGAAATGGAGTGACACCGGATGTCGAGTACACCAGACCAATCAAAGAAGTCTGGTATCAGCTCTCGGAAGGTAGGGCGCCGGTCGACGCACAGGCTATCGGCCAACAGCGCGCACTGACGATGATCTCGACTGATCTCCAACTTGCTCGGACTCATGCTTCGCGCATCGTCCTGCAACGGTCTGGTCCGAGTCTCGGAGTTGTCGGCTATCGCCGCGTTGTCGGATCTGGCCGTTCCTGCGAGCTATGCCAGATTGCGGCGACTCAGCGCTATCACATCGCTGACCTGATGCCCATTCACGCGAATTGCTCGTGTGCCGTCGCGCCTATCACCGGATCGAAGGATCCGGGACAGGTCATCGATGCGGCCTATCTGGCTGAAGACGCGAAGGCGTCGGACGTCTCAGGGAAGTTCTCGCCGTACTACGGCGCGCATCTTCTCGAAGTGCGGGAGCACGGCGAGCTAGGGCCCGTTCTTACGGTCCGCGGGCAGGGCTTTCGTGGTCCTGCCGATATTCCACCGGCAGCCGAAACGGCGGCCTGAAACCCGAAACGGGAGAGATAACACATGACTGACCCGAACGTGCCGCAGAACGGCCCTCAGGCCCCTTCTGGGGCCCCTGCCGAGCCGGCCGCGCCGGTGGACTGGCAGAAGGAAGCCGAGAAGTGGAAGGCCCTTTCTCGGCAGAATGAGGATCGCGCTAAGGCTAACGCTGGCGCGGCTGACGAGCTTGCCCAGATCAAGGAAGCTCAGCTGTCCGCCGAGCAGAAGGCCCAGAAGGCCGCGGAGAAGGCTGTAGCAGAGGCGAACAGCGCCAGGGCAGAGCTGGCCCGATATCGCGTGGCAGCCGCTAAAAGCGTGCCTGTAGAGCTTCTCACTGGCACCGACGAAGCGACCCTGAATGCTCAGGCTGACGCCCTTCTCGCGTTCGCCGGTCAGCAGTCTCCCGCCAATTTTCCTGTTCCGGATCTCGGGCAGGGAAACCGCGGCGGCACTCCGCCCCCAGACCCCAATGCGTGGCTTCGCCGAATGGCTGGCCGCTAAGGCTTTGCCCGACTCCCATAGCCCGGAGATCGGGCTTTTTTCATGGGAGGAAACCCCTTGGCTACTAACCCGTTCTCCGGTGGCCAGTATGGCTCCGGTGTCTACCGTAATGCTGGTTCGCCGGCCGGTGGCGAGGCTCTCGTTCCGACTCCGGTCTCTGCGGAGATTATCCAGGAGCTTCCGACGGCTTCGGCCATTCTCCAGCGGGCACGCCCGGTTCGAATGAGCGCGCTGACTCAGCGCCAGCCTGTGCTTAGCGTTCTGCCTCAGGCGTACTTCCTGAATTCTGGCGGTACTCCCGGTGGCGCTGACTTCGCTCTGAAGAGCACGACTCAGCAGCAGTGGAAGAACGTTAACCTTGTTGCCGAAGAGCTGGCCGTCATCGTTCCTATTCCGATGGCCTACCTCGATGATGCTCAGGTCGACATCTGGGCCGAGGTCCGGCCGCGGATTGTCGAGGCTTTCGGTATTGCCATTGACGCCGCGTGTCTTTTCGGCGTGAACAGGCCGACTACTTGGAGCACGGACATCTACACCGCCGCTACCGCGGCCGGTAACACCGTGACTCCCCAGACCATGACGGGCGCCAATGAGGCAGATCTCGGCGTGGCCGTTACCCAGATGGGCGCCTCGCTCGTGAAGCAGGGCTTTTCTATCAATGGCTTCGTCACGGCCCCCGGCTTTGGTTGGACTCTCGCCGGCTACCGCTCTCCTCAGGGTCTGCCGATTTATCAGCCGAACCCGGACAACACTCCTGGCGGCCGCCTTTACGGATTTGACACTGCCGAGGCCCTGAACGGCGCATTCGATCCGACTAAGGCATCTCTGATTGCTGGGAACTGGGGCAACGCGATTGTTGGTCTACGCCAGGACATCACCTTCACCATGCACACCGATGGTGTCATTCAGGATGCTTCTGGGGCCATCGTTCTGAACCTCATGCAGGAGGATTCGGTAGCGCTTCGGTGCGTCATGCGGCTCGGTTTCGCGACTGCTAACCCGGTTACTGCTCTTGGGCAGAAGAAGGGCACCTACTACCCCTTCAGCGTGATGACTTCGGTCCCCCAGCTGACCTGATTCTAGGAGGTTCGCTAGTGCGCGTACTCGCGGCAGTTCATTGGTATGTACCCCTGCACAATGGCGGGGCTGAGGTGATGCTGCACACGATGTTGCGCGCACTGGTGGACCGCGGACACGAGGTTCATGTCCTGGAGTCTCGTCCGCCGCTCAATGAGCGGTACCGGCATGACGGATACGTCGTTGACGGCACTCAGGTCCATCCTCACCGGGATAAGGAAGATCTCCCGGAACTCATGGCGGAATCGGATATTGTCGTGACGCATCTGGAGAACACGGCACGGGCCGTGATCCTGTCCCGATGGATGCAGAAGCCATGCTTCGTCGTGCTTCACAACGATCACGAGAACACCCGGTCGTGGTCGAGTGCACAGGATGTCTGGCAGGTCTATAACTCCGAGTGGCTCCGGGACGAGCTAGGCCCGACTGCTCAGAGTCTGATCGTGCGTCCGCCGATCCTCTCGGAGGAGTACAGGACGACTCCGGGCGAAGCGGTGACCCTGGTCAACCTCAGCCCGGAGAAGGGTTCAGGCGTCTTCTACGAGTTGGCCGCTCGCATGCCAGAGACACGGTTCCTTGGCGTGGTCGGTGCCCACGGGGACCAGGTCCGTCGGGACCTTCCTAACGTGACGCTCGTTGAGCACCAGGACCCGCACGCCATGCGTGAGGTATACGCCAGGACGCGTGTCCTGCTGATGCCGTCCGACTATGAGTCTTGGGGTCGTGTCGGTGTCGAGGCTATGGCGTCCGGGATCCCAGTCATTGCATCCCCAACTGCCGGACTGACAGAGTCACTTGGGCATGCTGGAGTCTTCGTCCCGCGCGATGATCTCGACGGTTGGGAGTCGGCGGTGCGCCGGCTTCAGGATGGCCGATCCTGGCGGGCCGCGTCCCGTCGGGCGAAGGCCCGGTCGAACGAGCTTGATGCCCACCGCATCGAGGATCTTGCGGCGTGGTGCGACGCGGTGGAGTCGGCATGAGTCTCCCGATCCTTGCCCAGGTAGCCGATGTGCAGGCCCGCATGCCGCGGGCTCTGACGACGGAGGAGACGACACGAGCCGGCGTGCTCCTGGTCGACGCGTCCGCACGGGTCCGAGCGCACGTCCGCCAGACGATCAGCCGGACACAGACGACCGCCATCATCCCGCCGAATGACAACCAAATCGTTTTGCCTGAGCGCCCGGTCATCTCTGTGGACGCGGTTGCCCGCGTCAACGCTGACGGCAAGAGCTTTATGCCGTATTCGGTGTGGACTTTCGATGGCCGCGATACGCTCATGCTCGGTCCGCCGAGTGCAATTATCAATGCGCCTCAGGTCTGGACTGACATGGACTGGTTTTGGCGAAACGTCACCTATCAGATCCAGTACACGCACGGCTACGCGACGATCCCGGATGACATTGTGGGAATCGTCGCCTCGATGGTCATGCGAGTCATCATGGCTCCGGGCTCTCCTGGAGTTCAGTCCGAGACCATCGGCGGATACTCCTACCGCATGATGGACGGATACCCGACCGCCATTGTCACGCTGTCGACCGACGAGGCCAAATACCTGACGCGCGTTTATGGCGGCCGGCGCAATCGGACGATTGAGCTGCGATGAGCCTAGATCAGATCCTCTCAATCCCCATCACCATCCAGCGGGCCGGCTCCACGCCGGACCGCTACGGCAATGTCGGGCTGGACTGGTCGACTCCAACCAGCGTCACCGTGCTCGGTTGGCTCGACACCAATCAGCGCAAGATGAAGGAAGACATTCGGGATCGCGACGAGCTAGAGAGCGACGGGAATGCCTTTCTTCCGGCCGGGACCGACGTCCGCGGCACAGATCGTCTCGTCATCAATGGCATCACGTATCAGGTGTACGGGATCCCTGCCCCGGTCTACCGGCCGGGCTGGGGCCTGCATCACGTCGAATGCCGAATCAAGCGGTACGCGGGATGAGCCGATTTCAGCTTGACCGGTCTTGGGTGACTGAGGAGCTTTACCAACAGGCCGAGCTAGTCGATCTCGTCAATGATGCCGGTGAAGCCGTCAAGGGCGAAGCCGTTCGGCTCGCCGACCGAATTTCTGTCACTGGCGAGTTCCGCGATTCAATCCAGGGCGAGCTACTGCGAGCCAAGAATGGTGCCCCCTTCTACCGCGTTTGGTCTGCCGATCCTGGCGCCCTTGCGATCGAGTTTGGCACCGCGAAGGGCAACAAACCTCACCGGATTCTCGGCCAGGCAATCGGGAAGTGGACCGACGTAAACATGACTAGGCATCCGGCGGTTGACCGAAAGCGACGTCAGCGCAAGGTCGAGAAAAGCATTGATGCCTGGGTTGCTGCCGCTCTGAAGAGTAGGGGGAAGTGAGATGACGGAACCCGCGCTCTTGCCCGACGTTGAAGAGGTATTCACGCAATGGCTGACAGCACAGAGCGCCCTGTCTGGCGTGATCGTGTGCACCAGCCTGCCCATTACGTATGACGGAAGTCAGAGAGTTGTGCGGCTCGACCGTATCGGCGGAGCCGCTGATTACCTCATGCGCATCGACCGGCCGCGGCTCGATGTCGACTGCTGGGGCCCCAGCAAGGCCGCGGCGTCTGACCTTACGGCGCTGGTGCGCCGGCTTCTCCTGGTCGACCTGATTCAGGGAGCAAATCTCTCCCAATGGTCGTGCTCAATCTCCGACGTTCGAGAGGACGTCGGCCCCCAGTATCTCGATGAACCCGATTACCCACCAGCCGGCCGCTATCTGATGCAAATCACGGCCGTGGTCCATTCGGCCTAGGAGGCTATATGGCTGTCACCGGCCAGACTACATCTCAGATTCGAGTGGCCGGCACGGGCCACCTTTATATTGCCCCTGTCGGCACTGCTGCCCCGACTGACGTCACCACCGCATGGGGCGCCGGATGGCAGGATCTTGGTTTTACCGACGAAAGCGGCGTGGTTGTCGGCAAGAAGGATTCTTGGGATTCCATCAATCTGTGGCAAACCACTGTACCGGCTCGAATGGTCCCGAAGTCTCGCGCCTTCACGGCGAAGTTCACGCTTGAGCAGATCAACGCCGTCACGCTGCCCCTGTGGGCCGGCGGTGGCACTGTCTCTACCAATGGTGCTAGCGGCTATCTCTACACCATTTCCGAGACCCTGACTAGCTACGAGAGGGCTCTTGGGATCGAGTGGACTGATAACAACGGCGCTATCACTACGCGCATCATCATCCCGCGAGGTCAGGTCAGTGACACCACGGATATCACTCTGACCCGCGATAAGTCCGCGAGCCTGGGCATTACCTATGACGCCCTTGGGATTGATGGCGTGACTCCGCTGGCCTACTGGTACAGCAATGACCCGAACCTGACCCCCTGATCTATGCCTGCAAACGCAACGCTTGACATCTGACGAGAGGACTCAACATGGTTTTTGACATCAATGCTGCCCGTGCTCAGCGACTTGAGGCGCACGGTGCTTCCTTCGAATTTACGATTGATGGCGAGACTTTCGCCCTTCCGACTGAGCTTGACGTGAGCGCGCTTAGCTCGATGAAGACTCTCGACCAGTCGGATCTGAAGGGGGTTCTGGGCGTCGTCATGGGCGATGCTGCCGCGGTCGAGCGGCTTTTCACTCACAAGCTGAGCGTGCAGGACATTCGGGCTCTGCTTGATGCGTGGCGCGCTGAGACTGGTGCCTCAGTGGGGGAAGGCTCGCCCTCTGCGAGCTGATAGACCAGCACGCAGAGGCTCTTGAGGTCGATCTACTCCGTCACTACGGAGTAGATATCTACGCCTACCACCGCGGCGAGATTTCTACTCGCCGCATGCTCAATCTGATCCGCCGCCTTCCTGCGGATTCTGAGCTTGCCAAAGAGGCCCACGGCATCACGCCGGAAGAAGCCTCCTGGTCTCGCACCGATCACCTTCTGGCGATCGTTGCCGACCATCTTGCCGTCTCCAATTGGCTCTTTGCTTCGGCGCATTCCGAAGACGCGCCTGAGCGGCCTATTCCGATCTCTCGTCCCGGGCCTGAACCCGAACCAGTTGCCGCTTCGTCGACCGCCGATCAGGCGGCCTTTTTTGCATCGTGAGGTGATTCCATGGCTGGCGGTACGACTGCCAGATCAGCTGGCGTTGCCTACATCGATCTGGCGGTTGGCGATGCTCAGGCACTGATTGACGGCATCACTCGGATTGTCCGTCAGGCCGCTTCCACGGCTCAGGAAGAGCTGAGCCGTGGCTTTGATGTCTCCGGCAACGTCGGCTCCTTTCAGGCCCTGGTCGACGCTGCCGCTACGGCGTCTGCTGACGCCGCACAGAGCATCACTGGTGCGCTTACGGGGGCCGCTCAGGAGTCGTCGACCAGTATTGGCGACAGCATCACCAATGCCGTCTCTGAGGCTGCTACAGCAGCCAGTGAATCTCTCGTTAGCACTCTGGGAGATGCCGGCCGACAGGCCGGGGAACAGATGGCGTTGAATTTTGAGGAAGCCACCCAAAATTTTCAACTCACCTTCTTCGATGAAGAGGACATTGCACGGGCGACAGAACAGGCGCGGCTAGCCGCCGAACGCGCGGCGGATGAGTTCGCCCGCGTGCTGAGCATGCAGATGTCTCATGACTTCGATGCCTCGAACGCCTCTCTCGGAAGTGTTTTCTCCAGTTTCCAGCTTCAAGGTCTTACCAATGACGTTCGTGGCTTCACTGACGCCTTGACCGGTGGCCTTCGCTTCGCGGCCACTGGGATATCTCAGCTCCGCGAAGATCTCGGGTCCTCAATTACTGGCGGCCTAGAGTCCGCTCGATCGACCATGCTCGCGCCTCTTAGGACGCTGACCAGCACGATTGATGGCGCACTAAAGTTCGCTGGTCTGAGCGGTGGCGAAGCCGGCGGCAAGGCCATGTCCGAGGCCTTCAGCGAGTTCGGAAAGGGAATCACCTATTCCGTCGGCTCCTGGGGAATCGGCTTCGCGATCGGCAACTCGATCTCTACGGGGATCTCCTCCGCACTGAGCGCGGCCAAGTCCGCAATCTTCGATTTCAACTCTCAGCTTCAGTCGGCCCAGATTTCTTTCGGCACTCTGCTGGGATCTGATTCCGCTGGTTCGGCCATGCTGAACCAGATCAAGCAATTCGCCCTGTCGACGCCATATCAGTTTGGCGATCTGATCGACGCCTCTCAGAAGCTTCTCGCCCTTGGCATCTCCGCCAACAACATCATTCCTGATCTGCGTGGTCTGGGTGACGCAACTTCTGCTCTCGGCGGCGACTCCGCAAAGCTCAACGGAGTCGTGCAGATTTTCGGCGAGATGCAATCCAAGGGCCAGATCATGGAAGCCAATATCCGAGAACTTCAGATTCGCGGTATCCCGGCTCTCCAGATCCTCGCCAATGAGTACGGCGTCTCGACCACCGAATTTCAGAAGATGGTCAAGTCCGGCAAGGTCATGGCGGATGACGCGCTTCCCCGGCTGATTGACGGCCTTGAGAAGGGCACGAAGTCGACTCAGGCCATGGGCGGCGAGATGGCGAAGCAGTCACTCACCTTCAAGGGCTCGATGAGCAACCTGAAAGACGGCTTGACTCAATTCGCAGCCGGCGCCGGGAAGCCCGTCTTCGACCTTGTCAACAGCTTGACTGCGAAGCTTGCGAATTTTGCCTCTGGCCCAAAGATGCAGAGCTTGGTTGCTCCAATATCGAAGGATATCGCTGCCGGCCTCAAAGACTTTGTGGGCTGGCTAGACAAGCTTGGCGGGTACCTGATGCGAGCGGCACCGCTCGTTAAGGACCTGGTACACAACTTGGTCGAATTCTCGATCCTAAAGCAGGTCTTTCAGGCCGTTGGCCCTGTTCTCCTTGCGGTCGCTCAAGCCATCGGCGCCATCGGCGCCAACAAGACGGCAGCGGAAGTTATTGCCGACTTGATCGAGGGCTTCATCTTTCTGAAGGGTGCTCAGGAAGCTTGGAACGCGGTCATGGCAATCACGGATGCCCTGATGGAGATGAACCCTCTCGGGCTCCTTGTTCTGGGAGTCTCCGCGCTTGTCATCGGCCTCACCGCGCTCTATCAGCATTCGAAAACCTTCCGGGACATCCTCGCCGATATCGGCGGCGTTGCAGGGGTTGTCTGGTCGGCCCTGGTTACCGGGTTCGACTTCGTCAAGGGCGTCGTTGCGGATGCCTTCGGATTCGTAGAGCGCATTTTTAAGAGCATCTTCGATAGTGGTCCAGCCCGCGGTTTCTTCTCTTGGCTCTCGGCTCAGTTCAGCTTCCTCCGAATGGTTGTGGTTGCCGAGATTGGCCTTGTAGGCGCCATCTTCGCGTGGCTCTACGGGAACGTCTTTGCCCCGATAGGTTCGGCGATCGTTGCAGCGATTCAAGGAGTCGGAGCTGTTTTTGTCTGGCTCTGGAAGAACATCCTCTCGCCGGTCGTTGATGGAATCTGGTTTACCCTACGGCTCTTGTTCGTGATCGTCACGACGCTGATCGTGACACCATTCCTCATTGCTTACCACCTGCTAGAACCCCTCTTGAAGGCGCTGTGGCACTCTTTTTCGTTTGCCTTTGGCGAAATCGGAAAGCTTGCCGTCTGGCTCTGGAAAAACGCGCTTAAGCCGGCATTCGACTGGATTGGCGGGCTATTCAGCGGTCAGCTCTCAGCGGCCATTGTGAGGTTCTGGCGCTCGGATGTCGAGCCCGCGTTCCGCGGTATAGGCGAGGCCGGAACTTGGCTGTGGAAAAACGTTTTTGTCCCTGTGGGTCACGGCATCTCCGATGTCTTGTCGTGGATCGGAGATGGAGCCGTCTGGCTCTGGAAGAACGTGCTTTTCCCGGCCTATGTCGGTATAGCGGTCATGATCGGCGCTCTAGGCGCCGTCTTCGCGTGGCTCTGGCAAAATGCGATCGGACCGGCCCTCAGCGACATTGCTGACGGGGCTACATGGCTCTGGAAGAACGCACTAGAGCCCGCTTTTCACGGGATAGCTGATAGCGCTCAGTGGCTCTACATCAACGTCCTGAAGCCTGTTTTCGACGGGATCGGAACGGCGGCAAAGTGGGTCTACGACAATGCCCTCCACCCCGTCTTCGACGACTTCGTCCGCGGGTTGCAAACTGTCGGAGACTGGGCCAAGAAACTCTATGACGACGACATCAAGCCTGTCTTCGACAAGATCGGCTCCGTAATATCGGGAACGCTGAAAGACGTCAAGACCGGATTCGATACTGCGGTCTCCGGAATTAACGCAGCCTGGTCCGGACTGGTTGACGACCTAAAGGGCCCTGTCTCATTCCTGGTCAATACTGTTTATACCAACGGCATTGAAGAGGTGTGGAATTACGTAGCCGACAAGGTCGGCATCCCCAAACTGCCGGACGCTCCTCACTTTGCGACTGGCGGCGTGGTCGACGGACCGCAGTCCGCCGGCGACTGGATTCCGATCTATGCCACGGCCGGCGAAGGCATCCTGACCACTGGCGAGATGGACGCCCTCGGCGGTCCATCCGGATTCCGTGCACTCCGAGCGATGCTCGGTGGTCGCAAGGAGTCCTCCGGAGATGGTCACTTCAATGACGGTGGCATCGTCGGAACCCTCTGGGGCGGCATCAAGTCGGTTGTCAGCGCTGCGGGTTCAGGGCTCGGCTCACTTGAGAGCTTTGCAGATCGGATCGTCACAGGCGCTCTGCAGAGCGTTGCGAAGGACATGCTGAAGCCGGTTCTGGGCGAGCTGGGCGACATGATGCCCGGTCCCTCGACCATGCTGAAGAGCTTGGTCACCGGGATTCCAAGTGCCTTGATAGACAAGCTCATCGGATGGTTTGGGCAGAAGGATAAGACTGATCAGGCGCAAGCCTCTGCCGGCATCCCGACTCAGGTTGCGAGTTGGATCGATGAGGCAGAACGGTATGCCAATGTCGGATCCGACTGGACTCCTGGCCTTGGCACGATAATCCACTATGAGTCTGGCGGAGATCCCAATATCGTTCAGCAGATTCAGGACGTTAACTCCGCATCGCACGACCCGGCGCGCGGGCTCATGCAGACGATCATGGCAACTTTTGAGGCCTATCGGCTGCCGTCCTTGCCGGACAACGTATTCGATCCGGTGGCCAACATCGTGGCTGGCATCAGGTACATCCTGGCCCGCTACGGTTCCATCCGGAACGTGCCGGGCCTCAAGTCGCTTGCCGCTGGCGGACCCTACGTTGGATATGCCACCGGGACGAACTCGGCTCCGCCCGGTTGGGCATGGGTCGGGGAGCAAGGGCCGGAGCTACTGCGGTTCTCTGGTGGAGAGGCTGTCATCCCTGCCTCACGGAGCCTCGATCTGGCTAAGCGGTGGTCTGCTCCGCAGTACTCGGCGCCGGCTTCCGGCGCTGTCGCTTCGGCTCCGCCGATCGTCAACGTGTTCATTGATGGCGAGAAATTCGACGGCCGAATTCGGGTCCAGATCGAGGACAACAACAACCGTTTGGCTCAGATCCTGAATGGGGGTGTCATCGCGTGACGCTAGTCATTACTGGCATTCCTGTTCAGGCTCTGGCCTACATCTCTCTGAACGTTACTGGGCTTACAGGATATGACACTGTAGCCGTTCAGCGCACCAACGCTGATGGCTCTCAGGTCATCGTCCGATCCTGCAACTACATCAGTACTGGTGGCGCGGATTCTTGGGCTGGATTCGACCTCGAAGCCAGCCTAGGGGTCGTCGTGAGCTATACCGTCATCGCACAGACTCACAATGGCGATGGATCGATCACAACGGCCACCGCCTCAAGCGGTGGCCTGATTATTCCGACGCAAAACGGTGTTGGCTGGCTGAAGAACTTGTCTCAGGCTGCCCTGAACACTCAGATCAGCCTGCAAGCACTTTCCGACGTCAAGACGGATCCGCGGATTCAGGTCTATCCGGTCATCGGTCGGAAAAATCCCGTAGTCGTCTCTGATGTTCGTGGAGGCCGGACGGGAACTGTCAGCCTGATGACGACGGGATCGACGGACTATCAAGCTGTCTCAACGCTGCTGGCGTCCGGATCGACGCTATTCCTTCAGGCAACACCAGCAGACGGATTCAGCGACATGTATTTCGTGGCCGGCTCCGTGACGGAGCATAGGCCGGCAGCGCAATCGACGGACTACACGAGGATCTTCAATATCGACTTTACTGAGGTCGACTCGCCTTCTGGCTCGCTTACCTCGATCCCTGGCAACTCTTACGCCGCGGTCGTTTCGTTCGGCACCTACCAAGCGCTTTTGAACGACCGGACAACGTATCTGGGCGTCCTTAATACGCCGTGGGGCCTCGGACCCGGAGGCAACTGATGCAGCCGGTCTCAAGTCGATTCCTCACGGCCCTTCGAGGTCCGTATGTCAGGATCGTGACGGCAGATCTCTACTACAGTCAGGCGCTAGTTCTCTCGGGCCTTCCCATCGTGGATGGATCCATCACGGTGGATAGGACAAGCAAGACTCGGAGATCTGGCACGGTGACAATTGGAGATCCGAAGTTCTTTCCAACCTTCGCCAATTCGCCTCTCGCGCCGTATGGCGCGGAGTTGAATATCAAATGGGGCATCGCCTATCCGGACGGAACGACCGAGAGTGTCAGCCTTGGCTGGTTCCGCATCGAGGATGTAGACCAGGAGACTGCCCCCGGGCAGTCCAATGGCGGGCTGCCCATCGTTCAGTTTTTTGACCGGTCTCAGGCCGTCGACGTCGCTTCCTTTCTGGATCCAATCGACCGTGGCGGATGGGCCGTCAAGAGTCTCATCACGAATCTGATTCAGAACGTCGTTCCGTATGCCGGAGTCAGCATTTCTTCAGGTCTGGCCGATGGAACTGTCCCCGGTGGAGTCACCTTTGATGGGTCCCGTTGGGATGCCGTCACGGCATGCGCCGGATACCTCTTGGCGGACGCCTATTTTGACGTCTCGGGCAATTTGGCCGTGGTGCCTGTTCCGAGTCTCTCTCAGTCAACTCCGGCCAGTGCTGCGGTATGGACGATGGATGCAAGTACGCCAGCAGCAATAGCTGCTGGCGCGAGTCCCACCGGCGTCCTGGTCAGCGCCAAGCGGACTGTTTCCCGCGCCGGCGTATACAACGCCGTTTCCGCCTACGGCGCGACGACAGGAAGCGCTGCACCGCCTACCGGTTATGCCGCGGACACGGATCCTCGAAGCCCCACTTACTTCGGACCTTCGCCGAACTATGGCAATCCGTCGACCAGTTCCGCATTCGGCGCTCAGCTCTACCGATATCAGAACAACCTACTGACTACATCGGCCCAGTGTCAGGCCGCAGCTCAAACCCAACTACAGAACTTCCTTGGCCTGGCTCGGTCCTTGTCCTTCACGGTGTGCCCCAATCCGGCTCTTGAGGCCGGAGACATCATCAAGGTGATCTATCCGGATGGGAGGACGGAGCTTCACTTGCTGGACTCGTTCACAATTCCTCTCGGGCCATCGGCCCAGTTCAGTGGCTCGACTCGAACTCTCACCTATCAACTGAGCGGAGGGACGTAATGGCACCCTCCAGGAGCGTTCAGAGGCTTGCCAAAGCAATTGCCCGCAGTCCTCGAAATAGTCCTGTAGCAGCCGGCGTAGACGGCTCCATGAGGTTCTATAGTGCCACCTTTCAGGGCACGGAGACTGTTGACAGTAACTTGTCTCGGATCACCATCGGAGGCAACAGCTTCCGCTATGTTCCGCGCCTATCGGGCGCATGGTCTTCTCCGCCGAATCCTGGCACGACTCTTCTCGTCGGCTCCCTGAGGGGGAGCCTCATCATCCTTGGCGCCCAGGCGGGCGATACGAGTAAGGCGACATATCCGTGACCACTCCTGTTCCGCCCACTAGTTGGACTCCCCTTACCAGCTACGACAACTTCAATCCTCCGATCCCGACTAATCTCGATCCGAACTGGACCTACCCGGACTACGTCCTCAATGGCATTGAGCCGGCGGTTACCGGAGTTCCGGCAGACAATCCCAACTACCCGACCTTCAGGATCGGGCGAATCATCGGGCAGGGATCCGATACCGGTACGTGGATGATTCGGACGTGGGACGGCTGGCTTCTGGACAACGTCCTTCCTCATGCCTCTTATGAGGCTGGTGATTTCGTCCTTCTCTTGGCCTGTGGCACTTGGGTCGTTGATCTCGGCCAGCGAACCTATCTGCCGGCGGTCCCATTGATTCCTGCTTATGTCCCGACCAGCTAAGGAGCATGAGTGTCTGCGAATACCCCGAAGTCTGGTCTGACCTACCCTTCGCTCTCTGATCCGCCAAATGTTCCTCAGAACATGAACACGCTGGCGACTCAGCTTGATGGCATCGTCATCCCGAAGTATGCGAGTGCATCCGCAATGACTGCGGCGAATGGAACTCCGGCCGCCGGGGACATGTGCTATCGGACGGACCTCAAGGCGTATATGACCTACGACGGATCCGTCTGGACCCAGGTTTCAAATACTGGCTGGCAGACATGGACTCCGACTTGGTCGACGTCGACCGGTCTTCATCTTCCCTCGTATGGGAATGCAACGGTTAGCGCTAGCTATCTTCACGCCTGGCGATCATGCTTCTTCAACATCTACATCGTGTTCGGGTCGACCACCAATTTCGGATCCGGTGCAACCACGTCAGATAACTGGCATTTCAGTCTGCCACCAGGAATCGCGCCTGGCCCCAATTTCAGCAGCGGCGCCGTTTTCCCCGGGTCCTGTTGGGGCGGCAGCGATGGCGCGCGCGTGCCTTGCCATGGCTGGATAGATAACACTAACAATTTCATCCTCAATGTGGATGGGATGCGAGTTGATGGAGCCGCCACGGGCAACGGAGCTATGGACTCTCTTACTCCGTTCACCTGGGCCTCGGGCTACATTCTTCAGTTCTCCGGCGTCTTCGAAACTACAACCTAAGGAGACCCAGCATGGCCCTGATGGGTCTTGATATCGCGTGGGCTCGACCGAGCAACGCGGACATTCTGAGTACCGGCGCATGTTTTGTGGCGCGTTACCTCAGTCCTGACGACACGAAGAACCTCACCGCGGCGGAAGTCCAGGGCTACCCGCCCGACGGAATTTCGATCGTGGTCGTCTGGGAGTCGACTGAACAGCGAATGCTCGATGGATACGCGGCTGGCGCCGCAGACGCTCAAGCCGCCGAGAATCAGCTGAAGGCCGTTGGCCTTCCTGACTCGATGCCGATCTATTTCGCATGTGATTTCGATGTCCAGGGCGGACAGCTCTCAACGATCAACGACTATATGCGTGGCGTCAATTCAGTCATTGGCCTCGGTCGTTCTGGATTCTATGGCAGCTATTACGCCGTTGAGAATGTTGCCGCGGCTCCGGCCACGGCAACCTATTTCTGGCAGGCTGACGCGTGGTCCGATAGTAAGTGGAGTGGCCACGCGAATATTCGCCAGGATGGCGGTACGGCCCTGGGGGGGTCTGCCGATATCGACCACGCGATGACTGACGACTATGGGCAATATCCGCGGTTCGTGGCCGCTCCTGTGCCGGCCCCACTGCCGGCACCCACTACCTCGCTTGGAGATGATGAGATGGCGGTTTTCTCGGAAGGTCCACTTCCGGAGGGTTTCGCATCCGATATCAAGGGCAACGAGATCGACCACTCGAAGGCTCGCGTTATCAGCTTGCCGCCGAAGAATAGCGGCTCCGCTGGTTGGGGCGGCGTGTGGCTTTCGTTCGCCTGTGACTTCGCCACCGTGCGTCTTCGCGTTGCAATCTGCAACGCGGCTGGCCAGTTTCGGATCAACTTCTTTGATTTCACTCCGGGGAAGCGTGTGAGCGTCCCCATTTTTGATGGCGACCAGTACGTGAGTGTTGGTCGAGTTCAGGGCTTCGGCGATGGCGCGGAGCCGGTTGGCTATCTGATTGAGGCGGTAAAGAAGTGAACCTTGTTGACCTTCTGACTGTGGCCCTGGCCAGCGTCCTGGCGCACAACGGACTTCAGGTCCTGGTCTCCAAGCTGACCGCGGTTGCTACCGCGGTCGACCAGGGCGACGTCAAGACTCTGGCTCACGACGCTCACGGCGTCGTCGACTGGGTGGAGACTCACGATCCAGCTCTGGCCAAGTCTGTTGAGGCTGAGGCAGCACAGCTGCGTGCTGCCGCTGTGGACGAGATCGAGCGTGCTCGGCACGCTGCTGCCGAGGAGATTCGCAAGCTGGCGGCCGCGGTGGAGTCGGCGGCAACTGCCCTTCCTGCGACTCCCGTTGACCCGCCGGCAGCCCCTCCGGCGGCTAGCTGATGGGAGAGCCTGAAACCTCGATCGTCACACTCAGGGACATGTATGACGTCATGATCTCTACCCGTGACACTGTCCGGGATCTGAGTGCCGCCATGGGCGGCACGACTGCCCGGGTGGATGATCACGAGACTCGTATCCGAGGACTCGAAGCTGATCGGTCCAGCTACCTCACTGAGGACGACATGAAAGACCGATCCAGTCACAGCCTCATGCGCACCGCGACTGTGGCAGGCATCGTGTCCACGGCCCTGGGCGTGGTCGAGTTCCTGATTCTGCATCACTGAGCCAAAGACAAAGCCCCCGCCTTCCGGCGGGGGCTCTTTTGCGTTCGAGGCTCACGCGAAGTGATCGAACTCTCCGGCCTTGACGCCAGCGATGAAGGCGGCCCACTTGGCGCGATCGGTCGTGACGATGACGTTCGGGTCATCGCTCTCGCGCATCACGATCGCGCCGTTCTCGCCCGTGGCGACCTCAACGCAGTTTCCGTTGTTGCTGGCACTGAATGACGACTTCTGCCACTTGTACATGAACTACCCTTTCAGAATTGCAACAGAATGGCCTGAATCAAGCCCCATGAGTTTCGATGGGGAGACTCGGGCCGCGCCGGCGGCGAGGAGACCTGCGCCAGCTGGGCAAAGGTCGACCGGTAGCTTTCAAGCTCTTGAGGCGCCGTCAGATACTCTACCTTGCTGGGATGGTCAACCCCTACGGTAGCAAGCTTCAGGTTGCCAGGACTACAGATGAAGAAGCTTGACGGATAAGGGCTGGACTCATCAACCGCGAAGGGCATCACTTGAATGCTGATTGCCGGATTCTCAGACATGTCAAGGAGATGAATGAGCTGTTCCCTCATGGTCCTGCGCCCAGCAAAAGACATCCTCAGCGCGGCTTCGTGAATGACGAAATCACATTGCGGCGCGGCCGATTCAAGGAGGATTCGTTGGCGTTCCTTGCGGAACTCCAACGCCCGATCCTCGCCACCCTGATCAAAGCGGTATTCGTAGATCGCCTCTGTATAGCCGGGCGTTTGAAGCAAGCCCGGAATGTGCAAGATCTCGTAGCTCGCTATGTGTCGACTGGTGCTCTCCATCTCGGCAAGATCGAGCGCATGCCCCGGCATGGCACCGCTGTACTCGCTCCACCAGCCGCTGCCGTCCTGTGAACCCAGATCGATCAGGGCTCGAATGAACGGTTCATCGTTGCACTCGTAACTTGCAAGGAGCGCCTTCACCCGATCGGGTGAAACGCCGGTTCGGCCAGCCTCAACGTGGGAGAGCTGAGGTGCCCCCATGCCGATCACCGCACCAGCATCCTTCAGGCTGAACCCTGCTGACTCGCGCATCTGTCGCAGCTCAGCGCCGTAACGCCGCTGTCGCTCCGTGATGGTGGTTCTGAGCCCCAACGCTGCCTCCCCTCACTGTTGCAGTCTCCCTGTTGAGCCGCCCTGTACGCCAGTTGGTGTCAAGGGCGAACACTAGATCAACGATGCTGGTTCCTCGGAGTGGGTTGCAAGGTTGCACCTGACTGCCCTACCGTCTGTGGCAGGGCGCTTACGCCATGGGTGCCCATCCGATGCGGCGGAGGACACTCATGCCTGCTTCTCTCGTTACCGAGCCCAGAGAAGATCACTGGCTCGACTCAGATCGGTTAGCGCCAGCTACCGCACGGCGTCGAACCTCCGACTTTCTGAGCGCCTACGGCCTTGACGCCCTTCAGGGCGACGCCATTACCGTGGTCTCAGAGCTCGTGACCAACGCGGTGCAATACGGGTCGCCGCGCCTTGGACGCGTCCTACTGACTCTGCGGGCCCCCAATCGGGAGCAACTGCACGTCGAGATAAGGGACTTCGGTCCTACTCCCATCCCGGAACCGCGTGATGCGGCTCTCGACGATGAGGCCGGCCGCGGCCTACAGATTGTCTCAACTCTCGCTAGAAACTGGGGAGTTGACTACCGCGGCGACCACGGCAAAGTGGTTTGGGCCATTTTGGCTGATCAGCCCACCGAATGAAGCTCCGGCGCCTTCCGGCGCCGGTTGGATCCCACTCGTGACCCGGACCGGTCTTTACGGGTGAGATCCCTTTCTCCGCATCGTTCATCTCTCACCATGCGGAGAGCGCCCCGCCCGGGAACCCCTTCCCTGTGCATCCCGGGCGGGGCGCTAATCCATCACCTGGCTCAGTCAACTAGGCGCCGCTGCACGGGATTTGCCGGGCGACGCCCAGAAGGGATGTTCCATGAACGCTACGCTGACGCACCGCTTCCCGGGATACACGCTGACGCGCCCGTTTGACCAGTCTGCCGCCCTGCTCGATCTGCGTGCGCTCGGCCAGAAGCTCGACCGCCAGGCCGCAATCGGGGCCTCGAAGGAAAAGCTGGACGAGACGCTGTCCGTGATGAGCGAGGTGCACGGCCGAATCGTGGTGACGCTGACAGACGCCCTGATGCCCACGACGGAGCGTCGTTGGCACGCTAGTCGAGTCATCGACAGCGAGCTTCGCGCGGTTGCTTGATGGCAGACTTCGAAGGTCTACATGGGGAGTGCATCCACGTGCGCAACGCGCCCACCGGCGAAGTGGTGCTGTCGACCGAGAAGACTGCGGTTGCCATCGCTCCTGATGAGGCTTGGCGATTGGGGCAGGAGATCGTCAACCTGTCCTACGACCCTCGCGAAGGCCAGATACACTGACTGTGTTCCGTCTATCAGCCCTTAGCGGTCCAATGCCTGTGACCCTATAGGCAGATGGAACACAGAAGCCCCCGGCCATCAGGCCGGGGGCTTTATTTGTTGCAGTAGATCATCTATCAAAACAGAGGAGCGTCAGCATGGCGCAAGCCCCAATGCCGTGCACTTCATGCGTCGGCGGTCGGCAGCAGCAAACACGCGTGGTCCTACGGGTTCAGCCCGACGGGACGCAGATTCCTGACACCGAACAGGTCGAAGTACCGTGTTCCGTCTGTGGGGGCAGCGGCCAAGTGGCCGGCCCTTACACGTTCATGTGACACCCGAGATCGGCTATCCGTGCTGAATGATCCTCTCGTAGCAGATCATGTAGCCGATCGCATCAATGATCGAGTCTCGATGTCCCGGCGTCCCGATGAGCCGGGACAGCTTCAACTGCACCATGCCGATGGCGACTTCGAGTGGCTGAACCTCTCGGCCGAAGACGGCCGACCACTCCTTTGCAGTGCGCCTGAAATCATCGCTCGGATGGCCGTAGACAGCCTGTCGCTCCCCATTCCGGACGATCCTTGCCGCGGTCATCTCCGCCGGCTCTGTGGGGTCCGCATCGGCGTGATGGACGATCTCTAGCCCGAGAGCCTTCGCAACCAGGTACTCAAGGCGTGCGCCTTCAGAGTCCTGCCATCCGGGCAAGAGGAAGATCATGGATGCCTTCAGCAGCATCTGAACATCCGCCCGAATGTACTCCGAGATCTCCCGGCTTTGATCTCCGTCGAAGTTCTCGGCGGGATTGAGGACGACCATCCCGGACTGACGAAGGCTGTCCGCCACCGAGTTGAACAAGTCGTAGTTGAAGTTCGGCAGGCCCCTCATGGGGCCGGAGATGTAGACGGCATCAGGCAAAGTTTTCCCACCGATCGAAGTAGTCCGAAGTCGCGTCAAAAAGGTTGGGAATTCCGTCGATCGCATCGTTGATGGACTTGACCTTCTCCAGGCTCTCCGCGGTTGGCTTCGCCGCGTTGCCCTCATCGGGGTACGTGAGATGACATCGGCCGTCGGCCATATCCCCGAAGGCATCCGATATGAGCCGGAGTTCAGATTGCGTGAACTCCATGGTGTAGGTCGGCTCGGCAGGCTGGTCAGCAATGAACTTAGCCATGGTCAATCACCGTGATGTTCTTGATATTCGGCCACGCGGGATGCCCATCACGCTCGCCGGACATCGAGCCCTTGATGCCCTGGACCTTGACTCTGGTTACCGTGTGGCTCACACGCTCTCGCGTCTGGTAGCTCCAACGCTCCTCCTCGCACTCCTCGATGGCGAGGACTTCGCCGAGAACCATTTCAGAGCCGCTGCCATAGCCAGTCGGGTAGAAAACCTTGTCCCCGACCCCATACTCGTTCCCTCGCCAGTCAGTGAGTCGCATAGTCAATTACCTCCCGAACCTTCTTCTCGATCATCTCGACCATGCCGGCCTGTCGATATGCCTTATCGCCCCACCAGGATTCGAAGGCTTCCCAGACTCCGGGGCTGATCTCGTAATCGTCACCATTGATCAGCATCGCTTCGCGTTCTCCCATCTCCTTGCGGTTCGCATGAGCTGCCGGACAACGCCCGGGGCAACGCCCCGGGCGGTCCATTGTTCGATCAGCCGGCGGTAGCCGTCAGGCATCGCTCTTGGAGTGCTTGCCGATGAGCCAAAGACCGTAGTTCGCCAGGAAGACGATTCCGAACCACTTCCAGAAGCTCAGGACGTGCGGAAAGATCAGGTGGAGCATCTCAGCAACAAATGCCTCGACTCCGAAGACGATGCCAGCAGCGATGATGAAGCCGATAAGCCATGCAACGACCTTCAAGATTCCCCTCCTTAGACTGCGGCCGGCATGCGGCCGGCCTTCCGGCTTCCGGGCCCGTCGTGGTCGACGGGCGTGCGATTGATTCGCTCGTTGATTCGCTGAGTCAGGGTGTCGATGGCTCGATCAACCGCCTTACGGGCGGCATCAGTCGGGTATTCCTCGCCATCTCGGAATCGGCGCGTCAGTCGCATCTGATCCATGCCAGAAAGAGACTCAATAGCGGCATCGAGATCCCAGAGGGCAATGCAGACGTGCTCATGGACCAGGAGAGCCGTCCGATCGTCCGGTCCAGTAGGGACCGAAGTCTCTCGCAGGGACTCATCCCAATAGGCGTTCTCCAGAAGTCCTCGGACCTCAGCCGGCGTGTAGAGATATCGAGCCGATCGGACCGTGTAGTCATAGCGCTCTCGGGACGCATACCGCGTCGCCACGCGGGTCATGAAGGCGCCCATGAGGCCGGGATTCTCGGAGAGCTTCTGATGCATCTCGGGATGCTCAACGAGAGCCGTCAGGGCCTCCTGAGACAGATCCTCGGCTTCGATACCGGGCCACTTCCGGGCCACGTTCTTCCCGACTCGCTGAGCGAGGGAGTGAATTGCAGTCCAGTCGATCTCGGTCACTCGCTCACCTTCTCGAAGTTGTCGCCGAAGATGAGATCGAAGTTGCCGTGAGGGTCCCGGCCGATATATCCGAAGTCCCCATCCTTGTCTGCGGACCGGGATACGGCATCGATGGTGAAGGTCTCATAGCCATCGCTGACCTTGTCGCCTACGGCGTGCTTCGGCTCGCGGATGCGCTTGTAGTGGCTCTCATCTTCGAGCGATGAGGCAAGCGTGAGTGACGGGTGTCCGCCCGGACGGCAACATGCAACATACGTCAATCCGTCGCTTGCCTTGAACGGCTCGGATTCGACCAGAACAACGGTTTCAGTGGTGCTCCATTGGTACTTGCGACCGGCCCATGCCTCAGTCATGTTTGTGCTCCTTCGCGGGATGTGTTGAAGAGTCAGATCGATCGAAGTGACGTCACGGCTGTAATTCACTGCCGTTTGGCGAGCAATCCATGTTTCGCCCGGCAAAGCGGATTCTGTGATTTGCATCGGAAGAGAGAATCATCGATACTCCCTTCCTGCGACCGTGAAACGGCCGTTCTCGATGTAGATAACCTCGGGACGAACGCTTCGTCCGGTGACATGCAGCAAGCCAAATCCCTGCTGCCAGTTGGCAGCCCCAAGACCGAGATAGCCAGCCTTCTTCATGTCCATAAGATTGCCGACTTCCATAGCCCACAGGCGCTTTGTGCGCCCGTTGTAGCCTTGATCCCATGGCTCTAGTCCAGCTCGATGGGTGTGGCCGCAAACGACGGACTTGCCCGTTTTCTTGACCAGGCTCATGGCCGTACCAGCCGGCCGCGGGTTCACATTCACGCCCTTGTGACCGTGGGTCGAAATCCAGCCCGGAGCAACGTCGTAGAAAGTCGGTAGCGTCTCGATCTCGAACTCCTCGTGTCTCAGCATGGACTCGTAAGAGATGCCCTCATAGCCGTGGAGCCATGGCGTGTATCGCTTGACGGAATCCGAGACTCGGAGATCGTGGTTTCCTAGATGGCGCTTCCATTCGCCATCCCAGACGTTTCGGACCTTCGCCTGGATCTCGTGAGCCTTCTTCAGGTCTCGACCGAGAGTCTGATCAAACTCTGCCGCGGTGCCCTTGCTCCATCGGCTTGGGGGAGCAAAATCCATCCAGTCGCCGATGTCGACGATCGTGTCAGGCTGATGGTCCTTGATGAATGCAATGAGCGCGTTTACCGCTCGATCGTCTTGCTCGGGGATCTGAGTATCGGGCCAGATAAGGATCGTCTCGGTTCGAGTCACTCGGCCACCAACACAAGGCCAGTCATGTACTCCAGCGCCCGGATGGAAAGCATCCTTGCGGCATCCTTCGATAGGCCGGCTTCGATCGCGTCTACCTCGATCCCAGCAGCCATCTCACTGGCATATCGAACGCGTGTCCTGGTGTTGTTGGCCTGAAGGAAGAACTTGTCGTTGTACATATCCTCTTCCAAGCTGTCGATAAGTCGTGTGTCATCAGGCTTCAAGATGTGCTCCTTTGTCAAGCGTTGCGTTTCAGGGCGTTAAAGACCGAGCCTGCTTCGCAGGGCTTCTTGCCCGTGCTCTAGAACGTAAGAATTGACATCGTGCCCTTCGGGCATGAGGACTGTTCGAGCCGATGAGATGGCAGAGCCGACCCTGTGCGCCATGGCTTGGCCTTCTCCGGAATCGTCATGGTCTGCCAGGACGAAGACAGTGTCGTAGCCGCGGAAACACCGCGCCCAGAAGTCTTGCCATGCCTTCACTCCAGGGATTCCTACGGCCGGGATACCGGCCTGTGCCGCGGTCATCGTGTCTATCTCGCCCTCACAGATGGCGATGTATGGCGAGTCGATGTCGAGCGCTGGAGTGTTGAACATGCGCCGGCCGAAGCCCGATGGCCACAGGTACTTGTCATTGTGGATCGGCTTGCAGTCCTCATGGGTGATACAGCGGAATGCGGCTCCACAGATGCCGCCGAGAGTTTGGTACGGGATGACCAGGCGGCCTAGATACTGCTCATGTCCCGGAAAGGGGCCGGCGACGACCCCGAGTTTGAAGGATTGAGCGCTGCCCTCTGACAGGCCGCGCTTCGTCAGATAGGAAACCGCGGCGTCGTTGGACGGAAGAGCCGCCGCGTATCTCTCCACCGCTGAACCGTAAAGTTCCTTCAGCGAATTCGACGGCACTACGGAAATCGCAACCCTCCTCCTTCATGATGATTGCCCATGAGTCGCCGGAGGCGTCACAGACGAAACATTGAAAGTAGTTGGCTTCGAGATTGACGGAGGCCGATGGATTCCGTTCCCCATGGAACGGACATCTCATCTTCTGCCATCCCCATTCACGGACCGGCACTATCGCATCGGGGTGATAGTGCCGGATCACGTCTAGAATCGGAGGCTTAGTCGGTGACTCGCTCAAAATCGGCTGCCTTCATCCACCAGCGACCCGAGACGCCTTCGGCCTGAACGCAATTCTCGGACTCGATGACGACGATCTCAACAATCTCGCCCTTTTCGAATCGCGATCGGCTTGGATGATCCCCAAGAACTCGAACCATATCCCCGACCTTCAACGGACGTTCGGGGGTGGTCGGTTCCTCTTCCTCGCCCGGGATCTCGACCGAGATCACTCCATCAACGATCTCGATCGGATAGTCATTGCCGGAATGGCCGGAGGCCCCGTGAACAGCCTCCCGAAACCATCCGAGATCAGCAGTCGTCAGGTTGTCACCGAACAGGGCAATGGTGATCACTTGGAAGGATCCTCCTTCTCGCGCTCATCGAAGTAGACGCTGATTACCGCGTCGATCTTTGCCGTATCGATCTTCTCGGCCTTGATGTTCGTTGCCCCCTTGCTCACGCCGTTCATGTGGGCAACCATCATGCGCGCCAGACGCGCGCCGCCGGCAATAACGTGGGCATCAATGAGTTCACCGGGCTGGATTTCGTCGGTCCTGACTACCTTGTAGAGCGCCATTACTTGGCATCCTCCTTCTCGACCGCATCCGCGGTCTCTCGCAGAAGCTGGGCAACATCCTGAGCCGTGGGCTTTGCGTTGGCATAGCCATCGTCGTTCCAGTTGGCGATTACCCAGAAGGAACGATCAACATCGGTGGAATAGTAAAGCTCCGGATAGCGCCCAGACCGGACAATCTGATCAGCGATCGGCGTGGCCAGCCGAAGGAATTCTGGCGAATCAACGAAGCCGGAGACGACATAGTTGCCGAACTTGTCTAGCTCACCTGCGGTGTCCAAGACCGCGCCCATAGTGCAATACCCGAAGCACTCCACCTCGCCAGACTCATCGATAGCCGTGTGCTTCATCTCTCCCTCGTTCTTTCCAATTTTCAGGACGAGTTCAGCAGCCTTACGGTAGATCTCGGGCAACGTCTTCCCGGTCATGCTTGCTCCTTCTGGTAGTAGCGATCCCCGATGTGCTTTCGCGCCGGAGGCGCATCGAGATAGTCAGCAGCAGATCGGAGTACTTCAGGCTTGTCTCGCGCGGCCGTCAGAAGCCGCGAATTACACATGTTGCAGAGGAGCCCGCGGACAAGGCCTGTCCTATGGTTATGGTCAACAGCGAGTCGATAGCGGCGGACGCCGCGGCAGATAGCGCACCCGCCGCCCTGAGCGGCGAGTAGAGCGTCATACTCTCCGGCCTTCAGGCCGTAGGTCTCCATTACCCTCTGGGCGTGCCTGCCGCGGCTTCTAGCCGCCTTTCGGCACGTGGAGCAAGTATGGCCTCGGGAACTCGTAAAAAAGCGCTCAGCGCGATTCTTGCCGCACTTTCGACATGGCCGCGTAGCGGCACGGGTCACTTAGTGAAGCCCGTTCCGCGCCGACGGAGGCTCTTGAGCTTCGCGCGCTTGCCGGCGCGATTCTCGGTGAATGTCGGCTTCGCCGGCTTCATCAGCTTAGACATTACGTCGGTCATCCAAACCTGGTAATCCATGATGCTCCTTACTTGCCGAGTGCGAAGTGCCAGATGCAGTAGATGAGACCAACCCAGAAACCGATGGTCACTGCGGCAGCAGCGAGCCAGAGTGCCGCGTAAGCGGCGATGACCTTACCCAATGAGCTGCATCCTTTCCGGAATGTACGTAAGTCGAATGACGCTCTTTGCCGCGGGATCAGCCTTGCCCCCGCGGTTCTTCACCGCATTAACCCCAATGACCTGTCGTCCCGAATCGATATCGAGCTGATCGCTCGCATTGTGCAGAGTCAGGACGACTTCGGGGACTCGTCCAATCTGGCCTCGAAGTCCAGAGAGAGGGACGGGCACATTTCCATCGTTGTAGGGCCCCTGCACATGGTGCAGGGCGATGACTGCCGCACCGGATTCACGAGCGATGTCGTGGAGGAAGTTGCATCCCTCTTCAAGGGCGGCAGTATCAGTCGCGCTGCCGCCGAAATCAAGATTCGAGATGTTGTCCATCACGATGAGCTTTGGCCACATCCCGTAGGTCATGGCGTAGGCACGAAGCTCGTCCTCGACATCATCCGGGGTCGGCGACGACTTGAAGTCGTAGCGGATGTAGCTTGCCTCGGAAAGCTTCGCGTCGATCGTGTCGGTCTTGCCATGCAAGATTGCATTTCCGATGTCTTCGGTCCGCCATCCGGTCAGCATCGCTGCTGCCCGGACATACATCTCGAAGCGATCGCTATCGGCACTGAAGTAGTAGGTTGGCAGACTGGCTCTGGTAGCAATCGTCTGAGCCAGGACAGATTTCCCGATTCCCGGTGCGGCAGAGATCAAAGTGAATTGACCCTGGCGGATTTGGATGCCGGCTTCTTCGAAGCTCTGGAAGATGGTCGGGATCGGCTCACCAGCGTTGCCGCGCTGGTTTTTGGCTTGGACGAGGGTTTCTATGGCGTCTCCCTCAGGAAGAGCCTGCCCCTTTCGGGGCAGACTGTCAAGCGTTGCGTTTCAGATTAAAAAAAGAGAACTACTTGACCCACTCCGGCTTGCACTGGCCAGCACCCTGAGGGGCGGGGCATGCCCACATCTTGTACGGCTGCCCAGTCTTCGGGCTGACACCCGTCTTGTAGACGCGCTGACCATGAGGACAGGTGGGCGCCGGACCGGTTCCGCCAGTCTGAGGCGGAGCCGCGTACTGCTGCGGTGGGGCATTGTACTGCTGGGCAGGCATGCTGTACTGCTGCTGATCCGGAGCCGGAGTGCCGTAGCCAGCCGTAGGCTGAGCCGGCTGATAGGTCTGCTGAGCCGATGGAGCCGGAGCCGCGGGGGCGGCCTGAGAAGTATCAAGACCAGCGCCAGCAAGAAAGCCGGATCGGAAGTCGATCAGAGATCGGCCGACGTCGACGCCCACGCGAGCAACATCACCGGTGAGCCCGGCAAGCTCCTGACCGTTGTTGGCCCGTACGGTCAGCATGGGGGCACCAGGAACCTCAGGGATCTTGAAGTTAACGGAGATCGGTGCCTCGCTGTGCGAGGGAACCGGAGCGCCATAGGGAGTCGTCAAGTCAGTTCCTCCTAAAGAGAGTTGGGGTAGTAATCGACACCGCCGACTGCGGTGCACCACTGGGATACGCCGCACATGTTGCGACACCTGTCGGTCGGAGATGGAACGTAGATGCCAGCCGAGACCCCGGCATCCATCTGCGCGTACCACGCGCCTACTCGCTCCGCGGTGTAGGGATGAAGATCGACGGGGTTGTCTGGCTTGCTCTTCTTGGCGAGCCAGAAGTCTCCCCATCCGGCCCTCAGGCCGTACTCGGCTTCGAGAGCCAGATCATAGGTCGCAAGCTGCAACGGTGAGTTGTAGCTTGATCCGGTCTTCAAGTCTCTGACGACCAGTCGGCCGTTTGAAGTGATAATGACCTGATCAATGTAGACGATAACAGGTATGTCCGACAGGACGAATTGAATTTCCAGCTCGATGGCTAGGCGCCCATCAGGCGCGGTCCAGATAGTCTCACCAGACTCTGACACGTAGTCAAGATAGGCAAGCACTTGCGACTTGCCTTCAGCATAGCGAGTCTCAATGTCGGTTTCCGGCTTGCGCCGGCCACCTGTCATCCATACTGACAGATCGGGCTGACGCTCGTAATCCCTCATGATGGACTCCGCCCATGCCGCCTCGAAAGCGGCTATGCACTCATCCGGCGAGAGGCGCCGTTGGGATCGCTCATACGCCTCAACCGCGGCATGAAATGCGGTGCCGTGCGAAAACCATGCGGCTGGCCGACTTGGGGCCTTGACGACCCGTTCGAGCTCATATGCCTTCCCACAGCTAGCCCAAGATTTCAGCTGAGAGTACGACCTTCGTTTTCTCTGTTCGGGCAACCGGAACCCCCTTCTGATAGGTCCACAGATAGTGGATCACGCATTTTCGCGCCTGATGACCGAAGCCGTTCGGGGCGCCCTCAGAGCGCTCGAACGAGACTTCATCTGGGACGAGTGCCAGCATCTCAGTGAGGTCTTCGGCTTCGGTGTGTTCGCTTGTCATGAGCCAGTAACAGGTAGCGTGCATGTACCTGACGACGATCAGGCGCCCCCATGGCGAGTTGTCGTAGACGATGGTTGCGCCAGCCTCAGGGCCGGCATGTTCACGAGCTATCTCCCCCATGGTCACGCGCTGATCCTCGGTCATACTGCCCACATGCCCCCTCTGTGAAGGTGTGACACCGATGCCACGCAAGCGGAAGGCACCTTGCATGATCGGCGTGATGAAGATCATACGATCTTCCATACGGATGTCAAGCGTTGCGTTAAATGTCAACAAATGAGGCCGGCTGCTGCGCGTCAGCCGGCCCGCAGGCGTACTACGTCAGGTTGCCTCTACCACTCTTCCGGAAGTGCGAGCACCATGACCTGACCAGACTTTATTGGCTGTGCATCGTCAGGCCAACGAACCACCAGTCGGCCATCCGTCAGGCGCCTCGGAACATATTCCAGCTTGAGCCCCGGCGGCGACTCCGCTTGTGCCGCGGCCAGGATCAATCCGTCATTGAGTTTGGTCCAGAAGCCTCGCAGACGCTTCATCGTACCCTCGGGGATCTCAATTCCGGCCTGATGCCGGATGTGCGCATAGAGCATTAGCGCGGGAGCGGAGTCCAGATAATCCCTGCTGATCTGCCATGGAAGATACTCAGAATAGTTTAGCGCCGCATTCCCGCCGTGCGGCCGGCGCATATTCTGAAAGCGTCGACTGACATTCGACTTATTGACGCCGTACCTTCTGCCAATCTCACTCAGAGACAGGTTCTCGATATAATGCTCGCGCAAGAGAACGCTGTCTTCTGGCAATTTGCTAGGCATGGGCAT